CGCAACTGGATGATACGTAAACAACCAGACCCGCAGGCGGCGACGATCTCGCCGGTCACGGGGTATCTGCAACTGGAGATAGAACAGGGAGTAAAAAAATGAAAGAAGCTGCTTATGTGGTTAATCTAAACCGCGACACGTTCGACTTGCTCCAACAGGTGCGACAAGAACTATCTGCTGACCTAGGGTTTGAGCCAACCAATGGTCAGGTTGTCCGTCATTTAATTTCGATTTATTTCAAAGGAGAGTTGGTATGAGTTACTACAACACGTACGGCATACGCCGTATGGATAACTTTGCTGAGGCAAAGAAACATTTTGAGCAGGTTGCTCCCATCCGTGGGAACAAGGACAAGATCAAACCGCTGGGTCACCGTAGGTACTGGAACATGGCGAGCATTGCCATGCCTGATGCCGACACGGTTGACCTTAACTACGGGTGGGCCGAACACCAACGTGAGTCTCTGGTCAGGTGGAAATCGGACAACACATTTACTGTGCGTCATCCGATGTATGCCAATGCCTACGCACCTGACAACATGACTCCGTACTTACCATCGGGTTGTTGCTTTGCATGGGGCCAAGGGCGGTTGTTCATTGTTCTCCCTGGCGATAAGCGTTATCTAATGACACGCGGTGAGGAGATGCGGTTCCAGATGATTGAGGGGAAAGTCTTCATGCTGAACAAGCCGGTGGCGTATTCGTACAGGGTCAGGCGTATGCCCATGGCCACGGTTATGAAAGAGTACGAGCCCTTCCTTAGCTGGCTACAGGTGGTGCTTGCCGTGTCGCATCCCTTGACGAACGAGGAACTTGAGTTTCCCTATGACAACTTTGTGGAAGAGGCGGGCGTGAAGTCCGCAAAGTACTACGACGATCTTCGTACCTTGGTGATGAGAGACACGGACGATGCCAAGCGTAGTCTAGTCTTCGCAGAAGCTAACCATCGTAGCCGCTTGCCCTTTGCAGGGCGGGGCGTGTATGGCGCGAACAGTAAGTTTCACAGAGAGAGTTGCGAGTTGCTACAGCAGTGGGTGACAGACACTACTGCGGTTAACTGGGTGAAGGCCATGCATGTCATAGCACAGCAAGCTGCTGAGTCTAGGTACGTGTATGCGGGGAGCGGTAAGTTTCCGGGTTACATACGTTCGCTCACGCTAAAGCATGCGCAAGAGTATCTACGTCACCTTGGGATATTTCTGAACAGGGACGAGGTGCTTGAGAAGGCACGTCTGGACGATGGTGAAGCGCCCTCAAAGCGCAACACCAATTACTTTACCGAGATTCGTTTTGTCTTATAGGAATCATCGACAAGGTGTCGATAGTTCCACTAATCTTTTGGAGAATACTATGCTAGAGAATACAGTTGTTTCCCTTTCGTCAATGGCGATGCTCGTTGAGTTACGCATCAGCACATGGACTGCGCGTAAGCGTGACGACGAAACGTCCACTGACACCAACAATGCTAAGGAAGCATCGCAAGACGCATCTTCGGTGTACAAGTACCTGATGGCGGGCAGCAATCATCTTGAGAAAATCATCAAATACTCGGCCAAGGCCCGCGCATGGCATGGCACACAGACCTTGCCTTGGATGAAGGGTGTGTCCTTACTACCGATGGAGAACTTCTTCACGTACCGCGAGCAGCTAGGTACGATGGAGGCGAACTTCTACGCGCTGGTGGATGACTTCATCAAAGCGTACCCCCAGTTAGTGAACGACCAGGCGTTCAATCTGGGCAAGTATTACCGCGCTGATGAGTTTCCCCATGTGGAGACTTTGCCTCGTCGGTTCAAGTTCGAGTACCACTTTCTTCCTGTGCCAGAGAAGGGGGACTTCCGTGTCAACTGCGAGGCGCGTCTGCGGGCTGACCTTGAGGAACAGTACGAGAAGATGTACGAGAACAAGTTAGCCGAAGCTATGCGTGAGCCGTGGGATAGGTTGCATGACTTGCTGACCCGCATGTCCGAGCGTCTGAGCGACAAGGAGGATGGGACTCGCAAGATATTCCGTGACTCCATCATCAACAACGCCACAGAAATGTGCGACTTGTTGACTAGGTTGAATGTAACTAAGGATGCGTCTTTGGAGAAAGCAAGACGTATGCTTGAGCAATCAATCAATGGGTTCGACCCCAAGGACTTGCGCGAGAGTAGCGGTGCGCGGTTGGAGTTGAAGACCAGCGTCGAAGATATCCTCAGCAAATTTAACTGGTAAGGAGAAAGCAAATGAGCAAACTAGTAAATATCAAACTGACAGAGAACTACGTGTTAGACCCTAGCCTTGAATTGATTGTGCACGAGTTGGCCTTACGCCACCCGCTGTATACGTTCGGGACTAAGGGGATGACATCCGAACAACTAGAGTACGTTAGCCATAGAACGCCTAAGTTTTCAGCGCGTCCCGATGGTACCCCTGCCGAGATGCAATTCTTGGGCAGAGTACGTGCATATTCTGGGTCGGAGGAGTTAGGTCAAGTAAGCTTGGATGCGGTCTACACGGGTGGCGTGCGCGTGCCAAGGTACGAGTTGTTTTCTTGGCGCTTGGGTGAGCGGGAGAATGCGAGAAACTCTCTAGTGAGGACTACAAAACTTAACGTGGCACTACGCACGTTCAAGAAGTTCTTTGTACCCCGGGCAATGCAAGAGACCTATGGTAAAGCATTCGACGATTTGCAAAAAGGCTTCAGTCGGGCCATACATATACTGATGTCAGACATAGAAGCTGGTAAGCTAACGCCTAACAGGGTGGACACGGAACGGTATACGTACCTGACCATGAACAACTTGTATGTAACTCCTACGTTGCAAGACATGATGACCAAGGTGTTTGCCTCCGAGAAGTATGCCACTGCTATGTCAAAGTGGGTGCTTGCCCGCAACATGAAGGACATGATACTACATCCCGTGGTGGCGCACAACGGCGGGTACTTGTACATGAGAGACCCGGGCAGGGATAACGAACTGCAACATCTTACGTTTGACGATATGCCCGAGCTGCTGAAGAACAACCTAGCTGTTCTACAACTATGCAAAGACTACGAGGTTGTCAAGAATGTAGGCTACAGACATGCATCAGACTTGTTCTTAGTAGCGCCAGAGATACAGATACCAGAGTAACCAGTGAGCAAAGAGACCCGCCTAGTGCGGGTCTTTTTTTGCCCGGAATTATCGACAACGTGTCGATGGTTCCTACCTAGGGTTTTCACCTAGAAATATTTTTTCCCATATCACTTGACTTTGTCTAGCGGCGTGCTATATTTGAGGTATGGCACAAACACCTGAACGCAAAGTTAAAGACATAGTAACAGCGCTACTCAAGCAGTACGGCGCTTACTTCTTCTCACCCCCGAGCAATGGATTCGGGCGGGCGGGGATACCCGACATCATAGGCTGCTTACACGGGCGCTACATAGCCATTGAGTGCAAGGCGGGCAAGAACAAACCAACGGCACTACAGATTCGCGAACTAAACCTTACCGCTAAAGCTGGTGGCGTGGCGCTAATCATACGCGAGGATAACATAAACGAAGTAGTTCTAGCGCTTCAGTCAATCAAGGATGAACATGACAACACAAAATGATGCCCGTTCCCATGCGGAGGGCGGCGCATGATCACGATAGATTTCGAAACATACTATGACCGCGATTATTCCCTGAGCAAACTGACCACCGAAGAATACGTCAGATCAGATTTGTTCGAGGTCATCGGTGTCGCGGTCAAGGTTGGTGACGAGCCGTCAGAATGGTTTTCCGGTGGTCATGTAGAAACGGCTGAGTGGCTTGCTCAGTTCGATTGGGCCAACCACTTCGCGTTAGCCCATAACGCTATGTTTGATGCGGCTATTCTGACATGGGTATTTGGGCAAAAGCCAAAGGCATGGCTTGATACGCTGTCTATGGCAAGAGCAACATTGGGTACACAAGTAGGCGGTAGCTTGCGTAAGCTGGCTGAACACTTTGCCCTTGGCGTTAAAGGCACAGAGGTTGATGATGCGCGTGGTCTGCATCGCGAGGACTTTAGCCCTGAGTCACTTGCCAAGTACGGGGAGTATTGCCGCAACGATGTAGAGTTAACTCATAAGTTGTACGCTGAACTCAACGCAGGATTCCCTGTCATTGAGAAACGCCTGATCGACGCAACCATTCGCATGTTTAGCGACCCCCTGTTGGAGTTGGATACCAAGCGGTTAGAGGAGCATCTTGTCGATGTGCGTCAACGCAAGGAGAAGCTGTTTGCTGATGCAAACATTACTAAGGAGGTGCTAAACAGTAGCGCCAAGTTTGCAGAACTTCTTAAAGAGCAGGGCGTACAGCCCCCTATGAAAGTAAGCCTGACAACGCAGAAACTTACCTATGCGTTTGCTAAGAGCGATTCAGCTTTCATGGACTTGCTGGGGCATCGCAACGAGGTAGTGCAAGCATTAGTAGCCGCACGGGTGGGAGCTAAGTCTACGCTGGAAGAGTCACGTACTGAGCGCTTTATAGCTATCTCTCAGCGCGGGCCTATCTGCGGGGCGTTACGCCGCATGCCTATCCCTTTGAAATATTACGCTGCCCATACGGGGCGGTGGGGCGGGTCTGACAAAATTAACCTTCAGAACCTGCCTAGTCGTGGTGAGGAGAAGAACAAACTCAAGCGGTGCATCGTAGCGCCTTACGGGCATGTCATCATTGACTGTGACTCGTCGCAGATTGAAGCGCGGGTCTTGGCGTGGTTGTCAGGACAGAACGATACGTTGGAGTTGTTCCGTGCCAAGAAGGATGTCTATAGCCACATGGCGGGCGCGATTTACGGGAAATCTGTTGAGGACGTAACCTTTGATGAGCGCTTCATCGGTAAGACTACTGTGCTTGGTGCGGGTTACGGAATGGGTGCAGACAAGTTTCAGTTGCAGCTTCAGAACATGGGTAAGAACCTAGACCTTGACTCGTGCCGCCACATTATCAAAGCATACCGACAGACCCAGCACAAGATTGCAACGTGGTGGAACCATCTGAACACGGTGCTGGAGAAAATGACAAGACAAAAATCTGCTCAGGTGGATTGGCAAGATTTGATGGAGTTAAGCCCGTTTACCGGTATCAAGTTACCCAATGGCTTGTATCTCAACTACCCCGAGTTACGCCGTCATGCTAACGGGGAGTTTACGTACATGACTCGTACGGGCGTGAACAAGATTTACGGCGGTAAGGTAGCAGAGAACCTATGCCAAGCAGTTGCCCGTTGCATCATCGGGGAACAATTGTTACAGATCAGCAAAAGGTATCGTGTGGTGCTCACCGTCCACGACGCCATAGCCTCAGTCGTACCGGAGGACGAAGCGCACGAGGCTAGAGATTACATAGAAGAATGTATGAGGACTTCCCCTGCATGGGCGCATGGGTTGCCTCTTAACTGCGAGTCAGGCATGGCTCGAAACTACGGAGATTGCTAATGGCAAATATTACTTGGTCTTACAGCAGCTTGTCGCTGTACCAACAGTGCCCCAAGAAGTACTACCACCTAAAGGTACTAAAGGACATCAAAGAACCATTGAGCGAGGCTATTACTTTTGGGAATACGATACATAAAATTGCGGAGCAATACGTTAGTAAGGACATTCCTATTCCAGAGCAGTTCAAGCAGATTGAGCCAGCGCTTGCGTCCATCCGCAGCATGGAAGGCAAGAAGCTATGTGAGAACAAACTGGGTCTGACCGCTGACTTGGAGCCGTGCGATTTCTTTGACAAGAAAGTATGGTGGCGTGGCATAGCGGACATCATCATCTTGCAGGGTGATAAGGCGTTGACCATCGACTACAAGACGGGCAAGAAGAGTCAGTACGCTGATCTCAAACAGTTGGAAGTGCTATCGCTTGCGATCTTCAAGCATTTCCCAGAAATTAAGAAAGTTAAAGCGGGCTTGATGTTCCTGTTCGCTGATGACTTTATAAAGGCTGACTATCTATCGGACAACCAAGACGAAGCTTGGAGTTCGTGGATATCGGATGTTGGGCAGTTGCAGTCCTCGGTTGAACACAACGTATGGAATGCGAAACCCAACTTTACTTGCCGGGGCTGGTGCCCCGTTACATCATGTGTTCATAATCAAGGAAGCAAAAATGGCTAATCAAACTACGTCCTCTCGTATCCGTGCGTATTTCAAAGCAAACCCAGCAGCAAAGGACAAAGAAGTTGCTGAAGCATTAGGTATTGTTACTAATCGCGTCTCAACTATCCGGTGGCGCGACAAGAACATAGGTACCCCCAAACGTAAATACAAACCGCGTAAAAAGAAACCAGCAAATAACTGGACAACGCTGAGTATTGGTACAACCAAAGATAACATGAAAGAGGCGCTTGAAATACTTAAAACAGATATGGTCAACAGTCCCCCGCACTACAAGGTTGGTGGCATTGAAACAATTGACTACATCCAAGCCAAGTTAACCATCGACGAATTCCGTGGTTACTTGCAAGGCAATATCTTGAAATATTCTAGCCGTATGGGATACAAGGGTAATGCCTCAGAGGACGTTGGCAAACTGCTTTGGTATGTAAACAAACTAAAGGAAGTCGCATGAGAAAAGTCCGCTTGATGGAGTTGCTCAAAGAGCCATTTCGCAAGCCCAGCCCACTGGAGGTAATAGCCGGTGAGCTGGCGGATGCTCATCTGTCCAAGCTGGAGGCTGAGACTGCGTGTGAGTACGCGCAGAGCATTGTCAGTTACAACGTCACCCGCATTGAGCGGCTTAACAAGCGCATGGAGGAATACAAATGAAAAAACTTATCGCTATCACCGCTGCCGTAGCAGCACTCGCTGGTTGTTCCTCGGATGCAGACATTGCATCACGCAATATGTCCAAGGCGGCAGACCAGTTTGAAATCACGCGCCGTGTGGTGTTCTACAACGGCATCACTGGTGACTACATGCTGACTGTCGAGGGCTTGTGTTCGCTGGGCAATCACGACAAAGGCAGAGAACTTTCCATCACTTGCAAGGTGGGGCCGGGAACATACAAGAAGCATTTCCTTGGCCTGTCCGATAACGTGACTTACTTTGTTGAGCAGTTGGAAGCCAAACCTGCCAGCGTGTACCACTATCGCGTGGTGTTCAAGCCCGCTGCAATCATCCCTGATGTGGAGGTGAAGTAACTATGACTGAAGAAGATATCAAACGTGTTAACGAAGCGTATACCAAAGAAACGCTTTATCAAGACCCAATAGATGATATTGCGTCTACATTCAAAGGCTTGATTGCTTTGATATTCGTGGTGGCTGCTTTGACAATGCTTGCTTTTGCATTTTGGGGGAAGTGATGAACATCATTGAACTAGTAAAGCAAGCGGGGTTTCAAGATGCTGATTGGAATTACACCAAGGGTCTTGAAGCCTTTGCTGAGCTTGTCCGTGCTGATGAGCGTGAGGAGTGCGCCAAGATTGCAGATGAATGGGATAAGGTAAACAAACTCAGCAACTACGGTGCATTTATTGCACTTCAAATCCGCGCAAGGGGAACAACATGAACATCATTGAACTAGCAAAGCGGGTGGGTTATCCGATACAGCACCCCGAATGGCAAAAAGCCACAGAGGAATTTGCCGCCTTGGTAGAAGCAGCAGCCCGTGCTGAGGAGCGTGATTCTATAGCGCAGATGTTTGAAGGTGCGTTTCCATCAATGCATGAACAGAATGACATTGGCGGCTGCTTGGTTTGTGGCTTTACACCAAAGCTGGCAATGGAAACAATCCGCGCAAGGGGAACAACATGACAGGCTATCAAAGCAAAAAGACAGCGGCGCAGGACAAGCTGGCACAGCCAGAGCAGGAGCCTGTTGAGTGGCTGACCGGATGCCCTGAGTGCGGCATGGACAGTGGATGTGCTTGCGACAGTGGAACGTGGAACCCACCCGCAGCGCAGCGCACATGGGCTGGCAGTGGCGACCTTGAGGATTCAAACGCTTATCAGACCCCACCCGCACAGCCAGCGCAGGAGCCTGTGGCGTGGAAAGAAACGGATGAAGTGGAATGCCCTGTATGTGGGGATAAAAGTTTTCCTTGGCCTAAGTGCGGACACATCACATATCTTGAGCGTATTAACCCGCCACAGCGCCCGTGGGTAAGCCTGACAGACGACCAGATAAAAGAAATCGTTGGGCCGTGGGGCGACACACCTATCAAGGGGTACACCCGCAAACTTATTGACCAAATTGAAGCCAAGCTACGGGAGAACAACAATGGTTGAAGTTGGCGATCTTGTTTACATCCACGAGTCATACGGGCCATTACCTAAAGACTTGTTTGCTATTGTCACGCGAGTAGCACACCGTTTACCTGCGCTGGACGACAGATACCCACCTGTAAGCGTGGAGCTATGGGTATTCAAGGAGAAGCCAAAAATCAGTAGCTGGTATGAACCTGAACACTTAACAATTTTGGAGAAAAACGCATGACTATCGCATGGTACGACCCCACTAACCACCACGTTAGCACGGACAAGCACGACCCACGGTTCACGCCGCTTGGTCAGTTGCTGCCGTTGGATGTGAAGCGCGAGTGGGTTGATCTGACTCGCACGCAAATACAAGATGTTTATTTTGCAGTTTTAGAAGAACATCGCGGTGGTCATCAAATGCAGGGACAGCTTGCCTTTGGGGAAGCCCTGCAAGCCGCTATTAAGGATAAAAATGCATAAATCCAACCACCACGCCGTAAGGATGGCGCTACAAAAGTACCCTGATGGGCTGACTGTATCTGAAATAGTTGAGCGTACCGAAAAAGAACGCCGAGCTATTGATAAAGCGTTACTGGATATGCCCGATGCTTACATAGACAGATGGACAACCAACAGAAAACAATGGGCGGCTGTGTGGTGTGTAGTAGTAGTCCCTGAGAATTGCCCTAAACCAACGGAGAAACCCCTTGACCGAACACGAAACCAACCTACGAGACTTAGCAGCGATGTTTGCTATGGCAGGACTACTAGTACGTAACTTCAATGAACATGGAGAAGCTATTGTCCCCACTGCATTTAACTTAGCTAACGAATTTATGGAACAACGAAAGGAGCAGACCAATGACTGAAATTATTGATTATGCGATGCCCATGATGAACATTGAAAAATTCCTAAAAGACACCCATAATTACCTTCTTGATGGGCAGATGGAGTTGGCACAAGAGAAGTGTTTGCTCTTAGCAACTGAAGCCAAAATACTTAGCAATACGCTAATTCTTATAAAGGAAAAACAAAATGCCATACGTGAACAAACCCCGGCCCTACGCGAAGGAATACCAGCAACAACAGGAGCGGGGTGAACTACCAAAGCGAATGGACCGGCAGCGGGCAAGGCGGGCTATGGATGCCAAGGGTATTGACCGGACGGGTAAGGACATTGACCACGCCATCCCTTTATCCAAGGGCGGCACAAATGCTCCTAGCAACCTCAAGCTTAAATCCCCCAGTGCTAACCGTTCGTTTAGCCGTAACTCAGACCATACGGTAAAAACAAATAAACCCAAAAAATGATTACCCAAAACTATAAGTGGCCCAGACCTATGGGCTTCACACCTTTTGATCATCAAAAAGAGACGGCTGATTTTCTGACACAGAACGCTCGCGCATTTTGTTTTAACGAGCAAGGCACAGGTAAGACTGCTTCGGTTATTTGGGCAGCAGATTACTTAATGAGCCTTGGTCTTATTAAGCGTGTACTGGTTGTGTGCCCACTCTCTATCATGCAATCAGCATGGCAAGCTGATCTGTTTAAGTTTGCACTACACCGCAAGGTTGATGTTGCCTACGGTAATGCGGACAAGCGCAAAGCCATTGTTAATGGCCCTGCTGAGTTTGTCATCATCAACTACGATGGTGTGCCAGCTATTTCAGAGTACGCTATCAACAGCAACGCATTTGACCTAGTCGTCATTGACGAAGCAAACGCTTACAAGAACGTAACAACCAAACGCTGGAAGCTCATGCGTAAGCTGATCACTCCTGATACTTGGCTATGGATGCTCACCGGTACACCAGCGGCGCAATCCCCAGTTGATGCATACGGGCTAGGCAAGATGTGCGTACCCACACGGGCACCGCGATTCTTAGGTGATTACCGCGAGTCTGTTATGTTGAAGGTTGGGATGTTCCGTTGGATGCCACGCCCAAACGCAGAACAGATTGTGTTCGACATGTTGCAGCCAGCTATTCGGTTTGAGAAAGCACAGTGCTTGGACCTACCCGATGTCACGTACACCAGTCGGCATGCCCCGCTAACCCCACAACAAAACAAGTACTACAAGGAGCTAAAAAACCAACTGCTTGTAGAGGCAGCGGGCGAGGATATCAGTTCAATCAATGCGGCAGCTAAGATGAACAAGCTGCTTCAGATATCCGGTGGTGCTGTGTACACAGACAGCGGGGCGGTTGTAGACTTTGATGTGAGCAACCGGCTTGCCGTCGTAGAAGAAGTTGTGCAGGAGTCCAGCCACAAGGTGTTGATCTTTGTACCGTACCGGCATACTATCTTGCGGCTACACGAGTACTTGCTCAAGGCGGGCGTGACGTGTGAACTAATACACGGTGATGTACAGGTACGCAACCGCACGGAAATTTTCAAGCGGTTCCAAGAACAGCCCAACCCCAAGGTGCTTATCATACAACCGCAAGCAGCGGCACACGGGGTTACCCTAACTGCTGCTGATACGATCATATGGTACTCTCCCGTTACGTCTGCCGAGACGTATTTACAGGCTAACGCCCGCATAGATAGACCCGGTCAGCGTAACCCTATGACGGTGGTGCACATAGAGGGCAGTCCTGTGGAACGCCGCTTGTACACCATGCTTCAGAACAACATCACCAATCATGAAAAAATTGTTGATTTGTACAAAAAAGAGCTCGACGA